CACTTCCAACCTCATCAATCTGACTTATCAGATTCTGTCCCGTCGTTAGAACTATCAGTTTGATTACTTGATCCATTTGTTTTTTCCAAATACATTTTTTTAATTGACTCTAAAGGTTCTACCAATGCAATCACTTGATTAATAGGAATTGGTATCTCTTTGTCTGCAGATGCTAGTATCCAAGGAGACAAAGAAACCTCTATAGATGTTTGATTACTTTCAATCTCTGACATTGAAAACTTATTAAATTCAACAAGATGTGGTTTAGTAAAAAGATAAGCAACTGGTTTATCTTCCGATACTATTTCTTTTAACTCTGCAATTACTTGTTGTTGAGACTGTAAAAGTGCTACTTTAATTGTCATAATTTAATCCCACCGTGTAACTGTTAGTTCAATAGAATTATCATCCATCTCCCATTCTTCTTCTATCACAAAACCTTGTTCCTTAACAGCATCATGAATAGTAAGTCTAGCATACTGTTGAGTAAGTTTCTCAAGGAATCTTTCTATTGGAATATCCTTTTTCCAGGTT